GAGACCTTGTAGGCCTTGGGTTACCCAAGAAATAGGAGAAGATGCCAAGGCTATAAAAACAGCCAAGGCACTTCTCTTCTTAATACCTACAAAGTCATATTTATTAGCCATGTATTTTTTCAATCTGAGGGATAACAATTGCATCTAACTGGCTCAAGAAAGGAACAGCAATGTCATCTAGTTTATTCTCAGAGAGCATGGCAGACTCAGTAAGAAATACTTTTAAGATTGCATAGAATTGTCTAGCCAAATCTTCCACTTCTTTTAGCCCTCTATACTTTAAACGCTCGATAAGAACTTCAAAATCATACGCTTCAGCTAAAGGGTAAAAAGGAGCTGCTACGGGCACCAACAAATCTTCTGCTTTTGGCATCTCATTGAGTTCTTGCTCTTCAGAAATCTTATCAATACTCTCCACAATAGGCCCTTTAACAGAGCTAAGAAACGGGGCACCGATATCATCCCAAGGATTTTTAGAGAGTACAGCAGATTCTTGAATCCACTTAGCTGCTTCAGCGTATATGCCTACAGCCAAGTCCTCTCCCTCTATCAGTCCTTTATTTTTTAAACGCTCTCCAAAAACTTTTAAATCATAAGCTTTAGTTAATTCCATTTATAATTCTCCTTTATATTTCAAAATGTTACGGATTAATTCCAGTGTTGCCTTTACCAGTGTTTGCAAACATAGGCGTTGTTTCTGGAGTATCATGGGGTGTAGTCACAGATACATAGTCAGTTAAAAACGATTGCATCTTAGCTAATATTCTTCTAGCTCTACGCTCATCGTGGCTGATCATACCTGATCCCATACGAGCTGAAGCACTGTTGGCTAGTTCAAACATGAAGTTGTCATAGAGGTGAGAGAGGTCAACAATCATATCATTTTCAGCTGCAGTGGCAGAAGGCTCTGGTCCGGCATCAAACTCAGTTGGATTACTTTCTGGAAGATCCAATTGAGGCTGTGCTACAACCCAGTCCAATTTGTTACTCATGGCAGTGACATAATCAATATTTCGATCATAGTCATCTGTGAGCAAGTGATTGAGGTTGGATGAAGTTGACTTGATGATTTCCATTTTAAATCTTCGAGCCATGCGAACTAGACTTAGTATGTCCTGGTTATTTACAAGCATTTTAAATCTCCTTATTCAGTTACTTGTTTATTTTCTTATTTTATCAAATTCATTGCTAATGAGTTCAATTCGATCTTCTATGAATTTAAACCTAGCCTCAACACTTTTTTCGTAGAGGTTTTGTTGTGTAGAAGTCCACCTGTCTTTAGACGCAGATTGGAAAAGATGTATAATATTTCTGTTTTCGTCTTTTAAGAGTGCCCTCAAACTAGCAAAATCTTGTTTGATGTCAGCCGACATATCAGAAAATTCTTTCTCTAGTCGTTCTATTCTCTGGGTATTCGCAATTGTTTTCTCGATAACAACTTCATTTTTAGCGGTTTGATTTTGTGTCATTAAGTTTACACCTTGAGACTGGAGCATAAATACAATAGCTGCGACACTTCCAGCACCTGTCCCAACTTGTTTTAAATCCCAGCTCTGTTTAGCATCCTTGCTATCAGACATTTAATCCCTCTCTCGCCTAATATAAATCGTTGAATTCTTGCCTTCTGCTATAACGTGTTTTCCATTTATGTGTGCATCGCTGGCACCATAGACAACTAGGTTAAGGTATTTTAATTCGGGGTCTTTGATGAAATAGAAAGGAGCATAGGCTTGATAAACAGCGTGATGCATATTAACTGAGATGTTCTCACCCACTGATCCGGTTAAGACCTCGCCTTCCCATGAGTCAGGACTATCAGATAAGACCATAAACCAAGCGACCATCATATTGTCCGGCATATCATTGGTCATTTCCCATTGGATATAGGCCCTTATTTCTTCGCCCACTTGTAAATTGGGAAGTTCAAAAGAATAGAGGTTTACTGAGTCGTAGTAGTTACCGACATCTGGAGCCAAAACACAATTGGCCCTCGGTGCAATATCGACTGCATGATAGAAGTTATGAACCACATAGGTCAGATCACTTTTATAAGAGCAATCAGGATAAAACGTCGGGTCCTTTGGGCTAGGCGCACAAGCTGATAAGAGTAGGGCTAAGAGTAGGATGCGCATTACTTCGTTCTCCTAGCAGAAAATTGCAAATCAAAATCGGGATTTGAAATTGCGGAAGTCCAACTTTGACTTGCAAAACGACAATTTCCATTTGCTGTTGCTTCACTAGACTCTATTCCGACTGAAAATGTTTGCTCTGAAGTGATAGTGTGTTCTGCACAAGTTCTCATTGGCATTGTCAAAACTGTACTGCTTCCAAGTGCGTGATAACCACCGACTGGAATCCCAACAATATTACTCAATGAACCACTATTTGTATTATAAATAAAGGCCCGACAATACAGAGAAGAACCAGAGGAAAGGGTAAACTGTAAAGTCCCTGCGAAACAAATATTCCAGGTTCCAGGCGATAGGGTTAATCTATTACTAGTGCCATGCGCCTCGGTTAATGTATTCGCTACGCTTGTCGCTACAGTTGATGCGGCAGTTGTTTCTATATACTCGTAAGGCACCCCAGCGTTGCCGATGATTGTATAATCACCTATACCTTGAAAGGTAATCTGATTAATAGTAGCACCGCCTGTTGCTATATTGGTCGCCACGCTAGATATTGCATATATTTCTAAAGTATCACCGGCTGACACATCAATATTTCCACTAAGAGCAAATTGTGCTTGTTGTGTTGAACCAGTGTAGAACTTTTGTGTACCTATATATTTAGCAATAGATCCATTTTTATATACAGCTACATTTATTCTATTACCAGCGGCCCACGTTTCAGAATCAGTAAGCATTAAGCCAGATATTTGTACTCGCTGGCTTGTTGGCCATGTAATAGTTCCACTTGAGTGTAAGTTGTGATCGTCTTTAGTTTCAGTATCGTATGTAATTTTTGTTAAACTAGTACCTATAGCTGGGCCTGTACTAGCTTCGGCAAGTTCTACTACAGCATTCTGAAAATCCTGCTGTGTACTATTTAAAGTATTTCCACTTCCAGCCCACTCGACAATAGGGATGTCCCGAACCGTCAAGGTAACAACATCTCCACTCGCAAAAGTGAATGGGCTTGAGTGCCCTACTGTTGAGCCTCCTATCTCTCTTATCCATAATTCATCCGTTGCGTTCCATTGAACAGAGCCCATCGTGTTATTTGTGGCGGTGCCAGAATCCTCTAAATAGGCTGTACCTAACTTAGTGTCGAAGTCTGCCCCGTTAGGTAGCTTGCTGGAATCCATTGTTAGATTATCAGGAATATCCAAAGTGAATGCTACAGAGTTAGGAGCCCCTGACAGGGACGCAATGACCATAAGGCTAAGGCGATCACCGTTACGACATTTCATTCCATAGTAAGTTGTATTTGTGGTCCAGCCGCCCGTGGGAGTATATTGCTCACACTCTCCAATTATTGGAGTGTAAATTGTTGCCGATGTTTCAATTTTTATATCACTAATCTCTAAAGTATATGGAGTCGTGTCACTATCAGTGACCATTGCAATAACGCGAATTGCAGTCGTGTCACTATCAGCTTGGACTGTCGCACTGAAAGAACCACGCCCTGTAGCATCGTGATTTAAAGTGTTAGTATTGGTATTTCCTAAGCCATCCGTGCCAGTTAGTGCGAAGGGGCCTGTTGTGGTTCCAGCGACTCGGTAGTAAAATAATTTTAAGTTTTCGCCCGCTGTCGAATAGCCAGCCGATGTTTTATATCTAATTTTTACATAAAGGTTTTCACCCTCTTTTATAGGCTTATCTAGAGTAATATCTGTAGAAAATGGGACTCCTTCTCCTTGAGCATTTCCAGATGCCTTTGTAATTTCAAGAGTGGAGGTTCCCCAAAATTGACCCGATGTTTTTAAAGCGACTGAAACTAGGGATGGGCTCCCGCCAGTCCCATCAACTGGAACACTGACCGCGCCATCGTCGAATGGAGTATAATTTCCTATAATCTCAGTATTCGGATCAGAGAAGTAATTCTTGCCCGCTCCACCGCCTGAGCTACCTCCCCCGCCTACTTGATTCTCAATTCCTGAGTTATTAAGTTTATAGAGGTTCCCATCATTCTTAAAATAGAGTTTTAGATTCCCACTTGAGGGATTTGCAGGGGTTGACTCTTCTGACATAGTAAGAATATCAACTTGCGGGGTGACTAATGTCCCACTTGTAAAAGTGCCTCCATCAGAAACTTTCCCATCAATTTGAGTCTGAATAAGGCTAGTAACCCCGTCCAAATATCCCAGCTCTGTGTCCGTGACAGCAGAGCAAAGGACATCCTTACTCGCATCAAGATAGGGCACTGTATTGGCTGTGCAGTATTCCAGAGTCATACTGTCTTCAACTATGGCATCGTCAAGCCTTGTACCCCAGGCTATGTTAGAAACAAATAAAAGTAGTAAGATTAAATATAAGTTACGCATTGAATTTCACCCTTTTAAATTTGAAAGTTCCAGTTCCTTCAGCGCCCGAGGTATATCGAACTTGCCCGACATTACCTCCAGCATCAGCCACACTTAAATCAATTCCTGTATTGTCATCTGATTTTGCCAATACATCTAAGACCCATGCTCCATTTTTATAGCTTAGGTAAACGAGCCACATGGCTTTTATTGTTGTGCTTCTAGTAATATCCACAAGGAATAGAGCTGAATCGAAATCATCGGCATCAATTGTAAATCCTGTAATGTTTGTATTGGTTTGGCTGTTAGCAATGGCTACACTTGATTGCTCATTGTATGGGTCAATACCAAGCACAGGAAGGAATGTGACAGGATTTTCAATGTCATCCAATCGTCCTTCAATCTCGGTATCTTTGTTAAGCAGCACTTTCCACTGACTAAATTCATTAAATTCAAACACCCTGAGTGCTACCCACTTATTGGCATTAAGGTCATCTAGGAAAGCTGTATCTGAAGTGTGGGCTGTGACACATCTATAAAGAAGCCCATCTCCTGCATAATAGACAACTTGATTAACGACATAGGCAGTTGATGCCGCCCAGTCAGGAAGTACGAGATCTGAAGTGCTGCCTCCCCCGCCTTCTAAGGTATCAATGTCTGCTTCATTTGTTGCTATATCATCAGCATTTTCTTGAGCTATTAATGTGAGCTTATCGACTAAATCCTCTAAAACATTCTCACTATAAGTTGTTGCTGGATCTAGTGCTTGAGTAATTGGGGTTTCTCTTTTTACAAGGACAGTCACTCCATTAGCTGGGGCACTTGTGAAAACAACATCTCCCGAAGTGACTCTACGGTTTGTGGCAGCGCCTTCTGTAATGCTGTAACCAGATCCTTGTAAAACTCCATCTAAATAGACCTTTAGAACTGTGGATCCTTCTCCCTCGAAATACGTTAAATTAGTGAAAGAGAAAGTATCCAGCACTCCATTGGCTGAGAAAGACTCTTTTCTTTTGGTTGTACTTACACTCATCTCCGCTCCTAATTAATTGGTATCAAAAAGTATTTCACTGCCCTGCTTCTTTACACGTTTTTCCATACGTTTCTGATAGCCTGGGCTTATTACCTCATTAAGTTCTGTCAAAAACAACTTGTTAATAATAGGTTTTAATAGGATTGAGTTCTGTCCTGGTAAATTCCTAACGCCTTGTTTCGCAGTCCTAGCCAAGGCCTCCCCAATATCCCCCTCAAAAGTTGTCTCTAATATCTTCCCCATTGCAGGGATCTGGCTAAAGGTCGGGCCAGCAAGTCTTTCCAAACTTAAATCCCCTTCAGCTGCATCAATAAAATACTGGCCAAGTATTGGCATTGCTCCACGCTGCATTCCTCGCAAAGCTAAATTCCTATAGGCTTCTGGGTCTGAAAGATCGGGGTGTTTTCCTTTAGCTAAATCAGTTATATATTGGATAGCTACTCCCAATATCATTCCATCAACAGCTGTCCTCATTACATTTGAAGCAGCGCCTCTACCCGCGACCATTTCATAAAAGTTGTTGGCTTTCATACCTTCCCCAGAATATTTCATCTGTCGCATTGTTCGAGGTATGGCCATAGAAAATGACAAGAATTGTGTAAGAAGTCTCATCCCAGCGCCATGGGGATCCGAGGCACCTTTACCCCCAGTAAGAGCTAAGTGTTGCATAGCCCCGCCTTCAATAACCCCGCCTTTAGTCACGGCAATAAAATACTTAGAAACCTTTTGTTTCATAGCATCTGTAGGCATATCTGTGGGCAATATATACTTCTTCCCATCAACTTCTCGAGCGTGGGATTTCATAACATCCCAATCTTTTTTTGTGATGCCTACTCTGTCCATGGATCTTTTTATAGTTCCTGGGAGTTCTTCAAACCCTTTATCAGATAAATCAGCCACAGCTCTGGAAAGCATTCTTTTATTGGCTAGTTTTGCAGCTTGGGTTTGTTGAGTTAGACCCACTAAACGAAAATATTTTTCTTCTGCTCCGCGAAAGAATTTTCCACCTGGCTCATCAAGCCCTAGTCCAAATCTCTGGTAATTACTCTCTATGACGCTATCTATAGACTCTTCAAAATATCCAAGCCACTTCTTTCTCTCAGCTGTTGGAAGAGAAGAAACAAAATCCCCCATAGCTTGGAGGTAGGCTGTTGTTCTCCCCATGCCTGTGACACTTACCATATTTCCTACAGTAGTCGCTAGATCAGGAAGTGTGGAAAGTGCTACGTTATTTAATAGGGCCATTCTTTGAACGGATAAAGTCCCTCTAGTTATTTTCCCAAGCATTTCATGAGGTCCATCTGAAGATCTTCCCAACATAGTGTCGAGCATGATCTTTCTTTTTTCTGCCTGTCTTTCAAACTTAGCTAGGGCTTCCCCGCTGAGACTTTTCTTGGCCTCTAATTCCATATCTCCCCAAAGCTTTTCAACATCTAAATCGCCAAATGTCTGAGCAAGGGCTGAAGCTCTAGCAGAACTTCGACTGGAAGCTATGACAGTCTCCATGAGGTTGTCTCTACCAAATTTCTTATTGTACTCTCCGAAAGATCTCCCATCTTTAAATATGATAGATCTTTGACCGCCAAAATTCCCAACTCCTTGGCCGTAGCCTCCTTGAGTTATGTCCTGGTAGATACTTTGGAGAATCTTATCTCTTTCGGCTTTACCACCCGCTACATCTTTAAATGTGGCATCATGGTCTATATGTCCATCTAGAAACTTCTTCCATTCTTTGAAATCGACAGCCCCTACTTTTTCCCAATCATGGGTCTGCCTTACAATGAAGTCTTCTCTGTATTTTATATCAATGCCTGATTCTCTCATGTGATTGAGAAGCCAGTTATTGTATTGATTGAGTTTCTTTCCTATTCGCACAGCATCGGGATGGAGGCCGTCAAGACTTTCGCCTTTTCTTAGCTTGTATGTGGCATCGGCTATCTCAATATCCAGCTCGCCTTTTCTTAATATGTCAGCATCTTCTGCAAAACTATCAAGAGCGCGGCCCATAGTTTTCATATTAGTTTCTTGGTTGATCCAGAAACCATTATGTGAGCCTTCCACTCCTTCGGGTATATATTCAAATTTAGCAATGAAGGCTTTCATCTTGTCATTTACAAACTCGGGGCGATTGACAAAAGACTTAGCTTGTCTCTCGGCAACCAGCCTTCTCACTCGACCCATGACTGCAGCTCGAGCATCCATGACAGATAGAACTCTCATTCGATGAGACTTGGACTTAAATTTAACAACGTCCCCGCCCTCTATTCCGTACTCTTTTTGCTTCTCTCTTATGTCCTCAACAATTCTTTTTAGGTCTTTATCTTTAATAACTTCAGAATCAAAGAACTTGCGGGCCGCCAAGTAGCATTCGTCATTATATGTTGGAGAGGTTTTTTTACGTCCCATTATCTACCCACACAGTTGATTATGCTTTTATATACATTATTTAGCTCATCCACATTATCCACCGCTTTTTTCAATTCTTGCGCTTCTTTAGGATTCGCTGCTATCTCTGGGTCTTCAACCAGCTCATTTATACTTTCTTTCATTTTCTTGTCGTACATCATGTCAGCTTCATCAGCCATTTTTTCCATTTTGGCCAGTGTCTCTACATCGTCGGGAGATCCATACATATCATTTTCAAAAGAGTTTACTTCTTCCCTAGCTCTGACTCCATTGACTGGCTCTTCTCCGCGAACAGATGTCACTTCCTCTAGCTCTTCAGTGGCTTTCTTTAATTTCTTTTGTTTCGCTTCAAGCTGTTTTCTCTGTTTCTTATTTGGTTTTTCTATTTTTGAAAGGACATCCACTTCAGTTTGCAGTCTCTCAACTCTCTTCTGCACTTTTGGCATCTCGCCTTGTGCTGTAGATTTTACCAATGCCTCAGTGTTTACTTTCTTTCCAGACTGTAGAGTTTGCTCCACATAGGTCAAAGCCTTCTCCATGCGAGGGATTGATTTACTCATGAATTGCATAGATTTATTGAGGCCCTTGGCTCCCGCTGCAAGACCTTCCATAGCTAAAGGAAATCCAAGTCCCCCAATCATACTATTCATCATGGCATCGTGGAGACTGTAATCCATTTTATCTGCTTCAGTAGAGGGCTGTATGATGGCAAATTCAGAAAAGGCGGCGCCCGCTGTGCCCGCTCCCATTTCAAGAGCTTTCTTTTTAAAGCCTGAAAGTTTTTGCAAGTTTCTGGCAGCTTTTTCCATTCGCATGGCAGTATTTACTTTATTGAGTTTGTAGCCAACTTTGGCAGCTCCAGCTAATCCTTTTATAATTCCAGCCCCGCCAAAGAAACTCATACCCACGTTTACAGGATCAAGCATTTGTGGGACAGCCATTGCTCCAAAATTAGCAACACCTTGGATAATGCCCTGGTCGCCCCGAGCGATAATCATCTGCCTTTCTCTCTGTCTCTGTGTTCTCTCAAACATATCTTTGGCTAGTGTGTAGGACATAGGTTTAACAAAAGGTATATCCATCCCAGGAAATTCTTCATTGAGTTTTTCTGGGTCCACTATATCTTCAGCTTTATGCTCTATCAGCTTCCTTCGGGCATAGCGATAGAGATTGAAAGTCTCTGCAGACTCCAGCCCTTCTTGGGCAGATGCTTGCATGACTTCCACTGGATCTGAAATTCTAGTGACTTCAAACCCAGGAGTTTCTGTTTGATGGGTTGGTAAAGGAACACCTTGTTTTCTAATATCCATTAGTCCAAGACCTCCTTAACAAAAGAGAGGTATGGCATTTCTTGGAAGCTCTTCTCTACAACATTCCCTTTAGAATCTCTTATGAAACCAACTTTACCCGACACATCTGTATATCTTAATTGATACCCAGTGTGGGTTTTATTGGGCACCCAGCTAGATCTCTTTGCTAGTTGATCAAAGAATTTCTTTTTGGGGTCTTTGATTTTTCTTCTAAATGTAGATCCAGTTTTTATAGAAGAGTATTCTTCATACTCTGGAGAATCCACCCAGCCATTGGTCTCTACAGCTATATCTAAATCTTCAGAATCTAAGTGGTCTAAGGATCTCTCTAAGAAGTTTTCAACAACTCTTCGATTCATACCAGCTGGAACCACAGCGGTTCTGTCTGCACCAAACCAACCATTGTCATAGGTTATGAGGTCGTAATGCCTATCAACAACATCTTCAACAGCCTTAGTAACTGCTTCTTCAATGTTATTTGTCTTCTTCCTATTCTTCATGGCCTCAATTTCTATGAGTTCATACATATTATTTCTAACTTCAGGGTCCATGATATCTGCAGTCGCCTCTAAAAAATCACCCGCTTTGTCTTGGATATACTTAGGTATTTCAGATTTCTCTGCTTTGAAAGTGGCATTATTTTTAAACTCTTCCCTGTGGGTTGATTTATTAGTTACGCTGTCTAGGAAAGACATTCTTAAAGAGTTGTCGCGTGTGGCCCCGACTATGGCAATAGAAGCAGGAAGGGCTTTGTCTTTCCTTAAATCATCAAGAGCTTCTACAGACATGGGTCCATACTTATCAATCAATCCGTCAAATATATGTAACCTAGTTTCAGGATCGGGGGCATTTTCTATGGATTCAGCAAAAGCTTTAGAGTCTGCTTTAGTCACCACTCGAGCATTCTTAATTCCCAATGCTTTTTGCATTTCATAAGAAGAATGAGGATCTGTGGCTGATGCTTTAAAATTTTTCTGTATGTATGCAGCTCCATCTTCTTCTCTCATTTTATGGATCTTCGGTGCTACTATTTGTATCTTCTTTCTCATTTCGGCTGTTGCTTTATACCCAAGGAGGCCCTTATCTGGTATTAACTCATCAGTACCATAAGCCATAGCCATAATCTCTGGGCCAGAAGAAGAATGGATCTTCCTTACAACATTTTGCATTTCAATCGCTGACTGGAATGCTTTAGTATATTCAGACCTTTTCAAAGGATCTTCTATGCCGCCTATCATTCTTTGAGCCCCTAGTATTTCTTCCATCTCAGCGGGAGTTTTTATCTCCCCATCTGACAAACTATCAATAGCATTATTGACTAGGACTCTAGACATTTTATCATTCTTGGCTCGGACTGATTTCCTTTTCCTGTTAATCTCATCAAGATAGTTACTTTTTTCTTTTGGGGTCATGGTAGAGAGAAGCTCTTCAGTTCCTTCCACTCTGCCTTGCAGGATGTCTTCAGCTTGCTTCATAGCAGCTTCATCCCCAGTGCCTATAAGGCCACCTAAAAGACCATAGCGATATTTACCTCTAGCAAAATCATTCATGTCTTTAGCAGAGTCTTTAGTATATTGGATATTCTCTTGATTATTTACTTCATCAATAAACTCATTGAGTTCTTCAATAGCGGCATCAGTATCGGGAGCATCATATAGAGAATTAGCTCCAGTGAGAACTGTCTCTTTTCTTTTTCTTATATAGCCCTTAGCTTTTTCTAGATTCTCGTAGGTATCACTTTCTACAAGAGTTGTTTCAAATAGCCCTGCAGTTTTTCCTTCAAAATATTGTCTTGCTCTAGTAGTGGGAGCCTCATCTCTGTAGGCATCTCTTCGCTCCTTAGCGAAGACTTCCATTTCTTCAGCATAGCCTTTGGGGTCATTCTTATATTTGGCTTTAAGCTCTAATTCTTTACCTTTTAATTCTCTTCGGTATTCTCTTTTCTTGTTGTCACCAAATTCAGCGGCTTCGGCTTTGGACCTTTTCTCAAGAAGATCAGCACCAAGCCCGCCCAGTGTTCTGCCAAGATTCTGCATCTGTCTTGCAGCGCCCACTTCAGCTGAAGCACTGGCATCTGCAGGACGATCTCCAACAGCTCTCACTCTCCCTTTATTTCCCATCACAGGTATCTTAGCCATTGTATGCCCTCATTAAATTAGCTGTTCCAGAAATTGCTGTGGCCATGAGCCCTATTCTATTTCCTTGGGAGATAGCATCATTCTGCCTGTCCAGCATTGCAGCTTCAGTTCCTAGATTATTTATTCTTCTTCTCAGCTCAAATCTCTCGTTTTTAATTTGTGCATTGACCGCGTTCCGAGTGGACTCCATAGCTATTAGTGTTGAACCTTCTCCAACAGCCACTCCACCTTTTGCGTACTGTCCTGTTTGTATCTGTAAAAAGGCTTGGCCTTCTTTAATCGTTTCTTTTTTATTAATATGGAAGCGATCTTGGAGGTCATTTATTTGAGCTCTTCTTATTTGAGCATTGGCAGAATTGGCAGCTTTTCTTGCTTCTGCTTCTTTATTCATTCCATAGAGTTGGAGTCCTAAACCAGCGCCCCCGACTATTGCAGCTCCAGTGGCCATTACACATCCTCCAATAATCTATAAAAAACATGATGGGTTTGTTTAGAGTGATCATGGGCTACACTATTGTATTCAAACTTAAATCCTAAAACTTTAGCCCACTTGCAGCCTTGTTCCCATCCTTCTCTTATTGCTATTTGTAATTTGTGAATTCCGAATATGACGGGAATATAGACATTGATAAGCCACTTAATTGCCTTAACTATTTCCACAGGAAAGCCATCAATCTTTTCACTAGGCAGCATCCACAATTCTCCAACACCTTTTTTAAGTATGTTGACCCCGATGATTGCTATTGGCTGGCTGCCTTGAAATAACATTCGCATAGGCATTCTAGGATCACTTTCATTTTGAATGAGATCTGTTTCAAACCCCTCCCAAAAGAATTCTTCCTTTGGCTTGAAGTCTATTAAATCGCCCATGTTGAAATCTTTTATTGCTAACTTATCCAACTTTTAATTCCCCCTTCACTCCTATAGCTAGAAGGGTAAAAGGGTAGGGCTTATCTACTTTAAGCTCCAACTGGCCTCGTTGGTCGGCATTGTCCTGCACTCTGAAATTCTCTGTGTCTCCTGTGAAAACTTCATTGTCATTAGAAGTGATGTTCACATTATCTTCATAACTATTAGACATAGAACGAATAGTACAAGACTTTGATTTATAAAGCCTTAAATTGACTTCATCTAACTTCATAGTCTGAAGCATGGCGTAGCCAAAATCCCCACCCATTTCTATGGGGAGAAATCTTAGTCTTGGAGTGAACTTAAATCCTGCAATGATTTCTTCTGCAGCTGTATCTAAAGTTATGTCTCCAGACCCATCGGCTGTAAACTCTCCAACATAAATTCCATCAGCTATAATAGATAGTTCTTCATTGGGGTATTCTGCCACGGTGTAGGCAGTTGTAGGAGATCCATTGGTTTTTCTTACTGCTCCATCAAGGGTCCAACATCTGTCATCCTCATTAGAAGAATCATTTGATAGGAAAGAATGAGTAAAGTCAGCGCCCATTTTCTCAATGACAAGCTCTGTGGCTCCATCCACATCTCTTTTAAGTAATAGGAAAAGGTCTGTGAAAGCATTGTCATCATTTTTAAAAGAAAGCGTAGATAATATCTCTACATTGGTTCCTTGTATTTGGTGGTAAGCCCACGCAATTCTAGGCCTGTCAGGATTTTTATCTAACAGGACGGAAAGAAGTTCATTGTTGTCACCCACTCTAGACCAGACTGTTTCTCTAGAGGACTGGTAAATTATCTCTGTTATTTTCCTTTGCTTAGAGTCTGTTGAGCTTTGGCCATCAAAACCAAAATCAACTATATCTTCAGCAAAATCATTAATGTCTTTTGATAAATGTGAGCCGTTGCTTTCATTGTATTTGAAATCTCTTATCTTCTTCCCATCAACAGAAACGAATAGGGCAGAATCTCCCACTCTTATGGCATCAGCCCCTTGGCCTCCATAGTTAGTTTGCTTCTTATTTACTACGGCTAGGGGGCCTAATAGCTGGTCGCCTCCATCAATAACCCACTCCCCGTCTTCAGTCCCGTACTGTAGGGATCGACCAGAAGATATCCATAGAATATCTTTATTAGTCACTGTGAAAACAAAAGCATCAGTATTGGCAAGCTCTCCGAAATACCCAATTCTGTCGAAGTTGGCATTAGTGGCTGAGTCTATATTGGTATGTTGTACTAATTTCTCGGCCATTATAAAAAATATGTTCCCAACAAGGGAGCCATACATTTCATTGCCTTTTATGAATATCAACCTTTGTTCAAAGAAAACACAATGGGTTGGCCATCCTTCAGAATCAGACCAAGCGGGAAAATGGAAATCATCCACTGTGTCACCATCTCTAAGCCCAGCCCCGTATAAATCTGGCCCAGCTTCTCTAGTAGTGTCTATCTCACCACTTCCAAAACTGTTAACTTTTAGCACAGTGGTCGCTCCAGAATAGTTTATCTTTATTCTTGATCCCACTAGGGCGAGTAGTTCTGTGGAACCGCCTCCTGTGTTAAAAAAGAAATTGTCATCCCCAGCTGTGCCACTACTATTGCTATATTCAAGAATTACGGATTGGAAAGTGTTTCTTGTTTTCCAAGGGATCATAAACCTATAATCCACAGGATTCTCTGTTATGTCATAATCAATATTGTCTCCCCAAGGGTTTATGGAGAAATTAGAATCCGAATTAAACCGAATATAAAAAGGCCTTTTTGACCCATCCTTGTGGCAAAAAATAAGAAGGTCACCCACTTGAGTAGGAGTTAAAAGCTCTGGGTCACTCACTACTATAGAGTGAACAAGTCGAGGGGAGCTTGTGATACCATTGTTTAAAGTCTTTTGTGTGCCCGCTATATTGTAAACTTCGCAAATTGTGGAGGTAGCTGTGGCACTTGTCGAGAGAGTTCCAGCTCTAAGAACCACAATATATTTGTTGTCTGTGGATATTGGGGTAAATTCAAACCCTCTAGCAGAAGTTCCAAAGCCCGTTATTTCAAAAATTCTCCTGGTCCCAGGTCTTGCAGAAATAGTTCCGTCTTTATTAGGGATCATGTTTTCTATTTCAGCCGCTCCACGACTATAAGCTTCCCAATCAATACGGCCAATGGACTTCTGAGAAAACTGTCCTGCAGTGAAATTGTTTTGTATATGTGTAAACTTAGACATTACCCAATATCCCTAATGCTAACTGCACCTACTTCAGTGTCCCCAGTAATTCGAGACTCTATAAACTCATCGCTGTATAGGTTGTCTCGAGTGCCTTGAGAGCCATCAATAAATCGGGCCTCTCTCAACATATCAAGATATTTCCTCTCCATTTCTTCTGCTTTTGACCTAGAGTGTAGGAGTGGCCCCGCCACTTCGGAAGCGAGAAGATATGAAAGAGTCTCTCTAAAAGTTGGGCTGAATAAGGAAGTATCAGTTACATCATAGATATATTCGCCTTTTAAGGTATCTGCAGCTGCCTGAATTGTTGCACCGATTATTTTATAGCGAATATTGGGATATTGAAGTCTTCTCATTCTTATAAAATCAGAAGGCAAAGAAAACTCTGCAGAGAAATCATACTCTGGAGTGGAAGATAGCTTTGAAAAAGAGGCTTTCTTTGTGGCAAAATTCCAATAATGGGCTTCAAGAAGTTGCTTTCTTTTCAGATCATAAAGGACATTGCCAAGCCTTGCAGCTTTGTTGCTATCTGAAAAGGCAGATATAGTGTCAGTGTCTAATTTTACAAGTGCTGAGTTGTAAATACTAACCGAAGACACTATACCCCCTTTAGAAATTAAGAATCGAGTTTACTGATTACTCAGTGTAGTCAACTCTCATGTGGATTGTCTCACCTGTTGCACTAGAAGAAACGGCTTTAGCAGTCATTTCAATCTGTACAGCTTTCTCAAAAAGCTTATGGTAGCCTGGTCTGGTAGGCGGCATTGACTGTTCTGCAGTCGAAGTCGCATCAACTCCGTCAATGAAACCATCGGCATCAGCCGCTTCAGTTACATCGTCGTCTTCTGATGCTTTCCAACCGAGATCAAGTGAACAAGTTCCACCCAAGCTAACTGGAAGTCCAACATGGGCTCCAATAACTCGAGAGTTTGCAGGAATCTTGAAACTTTCAATGGTGTCGTTTACCGCTAAATCTGCAAGAAGAGTGTACTCATCAATGATTGTTTTGATACGAGCATTTTTTCTTCCAGGATCAGCCTTAGCAGGTCCATTCGCTTGTGACTGGGCGTACCCAGCTGCATTAAATGTACTCATCTAAATTCTCCTTATTACTCAGCCACTAGGACTTCGACAACTTTTTCTTCTTCCATACGAACTGCGCCGACAGAAATTTCAACATACACTTGGTTGTTTACTCTTTTGTCTCTACGAGGTCCGATGTCTACGAACATACCGTTTTGTGACATTCTTCCAAACATCCCTGTAGAAGAAACCATGCCATCTTCACACCATGCAAAACATCTACGAGCTCCAGCTGCCAATGTAGCATCTGTGTTCGATGCCAATACTGCACCTGTTTCATCATTGAAATAAGTGGCAGCTGCAGTGACAGGAAGTCTTTCAGTTCTAATGAACTTGAAACCCATCCACTCGGTAATCTTGCCTTCAACCAAAGCTTTAATCATTGCATAGTCTGCATTGGTCGCTTGGTCATCATTAAGAAGACCCTGCTTTTGTGCAGAAGAATAAGCAAAATACTTTTTGCTGTCTTCATCGTCTTCATCGATGTCGGCTTCATCAAATTTCTTTTGAACAAGAGTTAAAGTGAAAGTGTTAAAACCAGAAGCTCCAGAACCATTAACTCCAGTAGTAGCAACAACTTTCTGAGAGCTAGGAAGAGCTACATTAGTTCCACCTGAAACTCCAGAACGAGCATTACCTAGAGCAGCTGCGATGAAAACATCGTCGCGTCTTCGGTTCATAGCTTTAACAGCCGCTTTAACATACTCACCTTCGATACCAATTTTAACTCGTAGCTTATCTTCTTTATCTACAAGTTGAGCCCAGTCGTAGTCAGTAGTATCTACTGCTCGTCTAGTGTGCTCGATATCGCCTAGGATAGTATCTCCGTGGCGCTCTGTTACTTCGTTAGAATCCGTATCAGAAATTCTCTCGAAATATTCAGTTTTAGATTCTTGGGTTTCTCGGCGTGACTTACCGAAAAGTCTAGCCTTCTTCTGTTGAGTTAAGTGATAGACATTATCGTTGTACTCTTCAACGAATGCCGTAGGAATACTAAAAGACATTTCTGTCCCTCCATTAGTTAAATTACAAAGATCATCAGTTCGAGAGTTACCAAAAAACTGGGTCTCTATAATTGCCAATGTTGGGGCCAGAAAGGTTATCCCTAGCAATTACTCAATAACGTACTCAGGTTGTAGAAAAAAAACCCGATTGTCAAGAGCCAACAATCGGGTTTAGGAGTAAATAACATGACAAAAAACAATCACATTAGGGCAAATATGCCTTAATTTTATGGCATATTCAACTGAGTCTTGATTTGGCTTTGCTTCTTCTGTTGTAAAGCTCAGTCATTCTGTCCCGAGTGGCCTTGTGGCGAGGATGTGTAACATCCTTATATTGCTCAGAATTTCTAAGACTGTCTATTTCTGTAGTAATTTCATCTACAGTCATAGTCAATTTGCCCGCAGCGTCATTGTTAAAAGTGTCTTCAGCGTCCATCGCATCAGCTATTTTCGCAAAAACTCTACTAAAGGTTGGGTTATTGAATATCCCAGTCTTTTTAAGACCCTCGATTTCATCTTCGCTTGCGAAATGAGAGAAAGCCTTTTCAGCATTTTCGAGCTTCCTGTTGTAAGCATCTCCCCACTCTTCTTTCAGTTTGGCTTTGCCTTGCTCGAGTTCTGTTTTTGAAGTTTCAATATCTTCCCTAATGGCATTGCCCATAGTTTCATTGTAGTAATCAACTAGCTTTTGAGCTTGTTTCGGAAGGACCCCTGCTTCATGGGCGACTTTTTTGAAGTTAGTGAAAAACTCTTCATCCGCCTCTAGCCCTTCTGGAACCTTGTTTTCAATCTCATACTTTTCTAATTCTTTAGGAAGGCCCAATTTTTCATAGGTCTCTTTCCACTGATCCTCAGTAAAGTGCTTTGTCGGCACAGGGATCTTATCTGTAGACAAGGCCTGGTTTGCATGGACATAGGACTTCATAATTTTAGCGACATCAAAAGAGCCATCTTCTTTTGCGAATTTTGTTAAGTCACCTCGCCCTCTATAATCTTCTTCAAGGCCTTCTGGCCATTTGAATTCTGGCCCTTCGCTTGGAGGGTCATCACTAGGAGGTGGATCACTTGGTGGATCATCGCTACCCCCGCCGCCTTCTTCTCCCATAAAGCCCGCTTTATCCATTAACATATTCATAAATCTTAAAAGTTCCACGTTGTCTCCTTAAATATGATCGTCTTCATTTTCTATTTTTAGATCTAGTTGGTCGTCGAGAAAGTTCAAGACCTCTAGTTCTCTCATTGTTAAGTTTTGTAGGATGTAAAGAAAAATGGTTCTTCTTCCTTCGGCTTTTAAAAGGAAATCATTTCCCACTAAATTTCTATCCAGCTCTTTAAAAAAAGAACACTTATCCATTAAATCTTTGAGTACTCTTTTTCCTGCATCTGATTTAAACACAAAATCGTAGTCAGCCTTCTTCTGTCTCAGAAGGGCCTTTTCTTCTTCTGTCATTTTTGCCATTTATCCCCCTATTTTTTGAACGGCTCCTGCAGCTTGGTTAGCAGCTGTTGCTTGCTCTCTTTGTTTTTGCACTTCCATCATTTCTTGTTGTTGTGCTTGCTCTTCTTGTCGCATTTTCTTCAATTCTTTTTCACTATGGAAAATGACTTCTGGCAAGCTATTCAAGTCAGAAACATATTTTACAAGTTCGTCTTTATTAATATTTTTTAATATGTCTGGATCCATTTCAGCGTACGGCCCGAGAGTTTGGAAGAATCGAACAACATTCATAGACTCTCCAGCTCTTTGAGCTCTTGCAATTTCTGAAGCAAAGAACACTCGAGGGTTTCTCCCTTTCATTTCTTCTGGCACTTCAATCTGATCATAGACGCCCTTTCTTTGGCAGATATCAACAACTCGAGCAATGAGGGGCTGAAGGAATTCAAAATGAAAACGACCTAGGATCGGGCCATAGAAGCGAAAGCCTTGGTCTTCTCTGACATCAACTTCCCTCGTTGTCATTCTATCCCCATCTCTTAATTGGAGTTGATCTAAGAAGAAGTTTTCTTTAATTTGTTGTTTCACTTCATTCATTACGTCTTGGCCAATATCAACGCGAGCCCCAGTGACAATAGGATATATACGGGACTCGGGTCGATCTGCTCTGTATGGATTTTGTCCCCCTGGTCGCATATTAGCAGCACCAAGTATAGAGTCGTCGGGTACAGCAATAGGGGGGTCAATGGCTTTTTGGGCTCCACGAATAGTTACCTTTTTCATTTGGTTTATCATTTTAATATCTGGAAGAGACTTCATAGCAGGGGATCTGCCATAAAGTTCTCCTGTGAGTTTCTCCCATCGAGGGACCATGTAAGGGTGAGTGCTGAAGCCTTTCTTAGAGAGAGTGACACAAGGTTCTTTTAGAAATTTATAACTCACAAAAGGCTTTCTCATTGTGTCCAAAGTTCTTAAGTCAGCACTTTGTTTCGGCATAACGATGTGGCCTATTTCATATTTTCTCTCTAAGTCCTTTTTAAATTTCTTTAAAACTTCTGCAGGTATTTTCTTTTCTCCAAACTCCAAAATGATTTGTTCAGCTGTCATTTCATAGGTCACACCCACAATAATAACTCGACCTGTGTGGTCTTCAGCAATGCCACACTGAAAAATAGGGAGAGCTGTAAAGTTGATTATGGATTCTTTATCTTCATCTACCCTGAAAACACCTGTCCCCAATGAAGGAAGGTCTAAATAAAGAGGATGGATGGCGCTGTGGAAGTTGGAATTGTTTATTACTGAGTGAGTTGTTTCTGTTACATCTTGTAGGTATTTTCTAACAGGGCCCACTCTATCAATTAAAGGATCCCCACTTGTTAGAAAAAACCACTTACTTGTCATATTAGTAAGCATGGAGTGGAGGTTTGAAGCGGAGAGATCTACACAATGAACGGCAAAAGAATCATATAAGTGGAGATTCTTTCTATCTCCTGGGGTCTTATGGCTGAAAGTGTAAACATCATCTCTCCTTGGATTACTATAGCGAGTGACATCATACCAATGATCCTTCCAAGTCTCTTGCCCCTTTTCTAAACTATCTAATAGCTTCTTTAGTCTTTGAGCTTCTACATCAATTTTCATTATGCACTCCTAAACATAGACTGGCCTGGGCGTAGTCTTCTAGCAATTATTTGGGCCTGTCTTGCTCGGAAAGCATCAAGCATTGTTTGGAAATCTTCTTGTGTCTTATCACTATCCACTAAATTATTTGTTCTTCTTTGATGATCCATAAAAAGACTGCCCCCCTCTGAGTTGGGGTTGAAAGTATAAGTTTGTCTTTCTGGAGTTTTCATCTTTTCTGGGTCTAGGTTCATGAAACTTGCCGCATTATTCATCTTATTCATGAAATCCCGCAGGGCGGTTTTGCCATACCCGCTGACTGTTTTTGTATTTGCTTTGGCCTTTTCCATTGAACGAAACCCTGCCCGCAAACCCTTGCTCATACCTTTATACATCTCTTCCCCCTATGCACCTAGTTCATCATAATCGCTATCAGCGAAAGACTGTATTTGTCGGTCCCTGTCTTCAGGGAAGTAGCTGTCTCTATCATCAAGCGCAGAATATCCAAAACTATCAGCGCCATGTGAGCTCCAGTCATGGAGTGGCACTTTTTTGAATATCTTTAGCTTAGAATCGTATTGTTTTTGATAATTGTAAAGGCACTCAAGACCTCTTTTGCAGTGAACTTCGTCAAATTGTGCGACTTTAATTCGATTGCGGGATGCGTCAATGCGGTTTACTACACTAGTCCGTGGCTGTACTTCCACATTTTTACCAATAATTGTCTTAGCCGTTGATAAAATGGACTCTCCTGAGCCGAATTCTCTCTTATTTCCGTCATGCGGCCAAACATGGCGACCATATCTAAACCCGCGCCCTCTAACTATGACATCTTCTTTGAGTTGAATTTGGCTTTTATAATGCCCCTGCTTCGCTTCCAAGACTTTAGCGTAGAATTCGACCCCTTCTCCATTGTACTCAAAATAATCGATATACCTGTAAGTACCTCGTATTTTTTGTCGAAACCAGATAGTTGTCTTATCGTCAATTCCAATATCCCAATATGTATCCACAGGATATCTAGGATCATAAGGGTAATGGCCAACTCGACTTTCATCTTTAGCCTGGTTGAGAGTCGCGCCAAAAAAGGATCCGAGGATGGCAGCTGTAAAGGAACATTCCAATTCTTGTTCGATTTGCTCTTTGGTGAGATCTTCCACCATTTCGTCATACTCACTCCTACTAATAACACCCGTTTCGCTGGCTTTATAAAGAGCGGTGTACCACTGTCTATTTGAAAGAAATTTCCTTAGACTTCTATATTCTTTTTGATCTTCATCACTTAACTTCTCTATAAATCCGTCAAGTTCGACTTGAGGTGTGAAATCATGGATACCAGCTTCTCTTTCAATTCGCTCCCATCGTTCCCGAAGTTGAGCGACATTATTGTTTCGTTCAAACTCTCTACAGAATTCTTCTGAAGCCACGGCTTTAGCATATCTGTCAAAAAAATGATTTTGACCCTTCGGAGTTCCGATGAATATAACCCATGGCTCTTTGTAATCCCGTGATCCGTAAATGCCAAGCTCAATAGCTGTGCGACTTCTATCGGCAAGAGCTGGTCGGATGATCTCTCCCCAAATGATAGGGTCGCACTGTGCGTATTCATCCACAACGGCTCCATCTAAATAAATCCCCCTAATAGAATCTGGATCATCAGCTCCTAGACACATTATTTTTATAACATCCGGCTCTAATTCCCCACTCAAAGGGTTGATTCTACCAGGACGCTCTATATAAATAGTAAGTTCTGATTTATTGGCTGTCACGCCAGGGATTTTACTTGTGAAATCAACTAAATACTGCCAAGCCACTGTTTTAGCTTGCTTATATGTTGGAGCAACATAGGCATATTGGGGATTTCTTAACTGATTCTTTAAGGCTTGGTGGATCATCTCATTAATGGCAAAAACTGTCTTACCAAAACGACGATGACAAACTAAAACATTAAAACGCCTTAGCAATTTGTGAATAAGGCCCTGCAAAGCTCGCGGCTTATACCCCGTTCTTACTTTAACAATCTTCCTGCGTTCTTGATGATTAAACTTCGGGCCTGATTCTGCTAAAACCATAAATTATAAAGACTCATCTTCTTCGCTATCATCTTCTTCCATTGCGTCTTCTTCTTTCTTCAACACAATGAGATCGTAGATGTCTTTTTTCTTAGCGTTCTTCGGGAGTGGAATACCCATTTGAGATGCTACTTCTTCGAGTTGATCCTTTGTCATAGACATTGAGAAATCTACAACTTCATCAACAACTCTTTCAACTTCTTCAACTTCTTTTACTGGCTCTTGCTTGGCTTCGAGTTTTTCAAGACGCTCCAACAATCTCTGATTTTGCTCTTGAAGGGACCGAACTTCGGAACTCGTTGCAGTAGCTTTTTTCTTATAATAAGGACTGAAGGTCCCATCAGCATTTAATACTCGTTTCATATATTTCATCTCCTGTAGTTATAACTAAAAAGAGAATCACTTCAAAACAAACCCTTTGTCAAAGCAAAGCCTAGCCCATTTAGGATTTTTAATCTAGGGGTCGAGGTTTTTGTAGAAAGTGTATTAAAAAGTGCGGTGTGGTGCGTTAATTGTTAGCTTATATGAAATGTGCCTGGGGGGACGACACTCACTCATACATAAACGAATGGGGGGCATCGGGGTCCTTAACAATAGAGATCCTAGATTCTGTAGTAATATCAGCATGTTATAGGCATATTCCGTCTAATACTAATGATCTGAGTCGAAAAGTGTATTAATAAAAGTGTACTAATAAAAGTGTACTGTTTAGGTGTACCAATGGGCGGTACAGTTTCTGCGTTTTTGTTTCATTGAGGGACATGTCAAAATATTTAATAATTTAACGATATTCATTAAATATTGAACACAACCAGGCCCCTAGCAACCTAAGTCTATATGAAATAGCTGTTTTTGTATTAAAAAACACATCAAAATAATTCGTCTATATATAAGGACAAACAATTAACACAAAAAGACAAAGTTTTTCTTGACTTTTTCCATAGGTTTCCGATATATTAATTAGTATACAAACTAATAAAGGAGTAAAGACTATGAACTTATCCCCTAACACTTTAAAAGAATTAGTTATAAAAACCCCTAATCAATTGGTGTGCCTGAAATATAGGGGTGTTCTCAATAATGTTGATGGAGACCATAGACCTGTAATGAAAGCTAAAGATGCTTTAAATTTTGCCAATGATTTAGAAGGAAATGGTTTTAAGCAAGGCTACATTAGAGAGATGTGGGTTTTAGATGAAACAGCTTACTAAACGCTTCAAATTATTAATAAAGAGCCGATCTAAGTACATAGTCAATGAAGCCTTAGATCGTGAAATAAAACAGACTTACATGAAAATAATATTATTAAGGAGTAAATAAAATGAAAACACTATTAATTGTAGTAATCGTATCAATGAGCTCAATATCAATGGCTTGTGAGATAACAGGCAAAGTTAAGAAAAAGGGAGCCAAAACAATCTATTTAGACAATGGTGAGTCCATTAGTGAGAAACAAATTAATAAACTAGGATGCAAACTCAATAAAACAGTAATGAGTAAAAGAGAGTCTTTACTCCTTGATATCTCTTCACTCGAAAGTCGATTAGAGGCTAAAAAAGCATTACTGAAGAGTCTTTAATAGACGAAACAAGGCTGTAGTGGCCTTGTCTAATGCAAAAACTAAGGAGTAAAGAAAATGAAAACAGTATTTAGTAACAGTCAAGTTTGTCATGTTTGGGCCAATGGGGTTCAAGATTATGGTCGAAACTCATCTGATTCCATATTTTTTGAAGGAGATACTATTTATAGCTATGGATATCATTACCCTATGGCTAAGTATTATGATCCCCAGTCTAAAAAGTTTATGGGGCACAACTATAAAAAAGTTTATTTAATCAATGGTAATGGTTACTCTCCCACTACAGGCCAGCATACTAACCATGTGTTAAGAGCCATAGACACCGAGAAACACCTCTATTTATATGTTGATGATATTAATAAACCAAAAGAAACACTCTTAAATAAACAAAAAGAGATTATTGACGAGTTTTTTAAATATTTCTCAAGTCAAAACCCCTATGACCCAACTGATACAGATATTTGGTACGATGATCGATTAGATAGATTCAATGAAATATGTGACTTTTTTGGTTTTAAGTACAAATTAGATTTCTCAAAACTAGAACCAGCAAGACAATATCATTTTGAGGATAGGGAGAATCGAAAAAAAGAACTTAATACACCTGAAATGATAGCCAAAAGAGAAGCACAAAAAAAGAGAAAAAAACAACTAGAGCTAGAAAAAGCCAAAAAAGAACAAATAGAGTCTATCCAAAGGTTTAGAAACTTTGAGTCTAATCGTGTTTTTAGATTAGAAACTGATTTATTACGAGTGAAAGACGGAGTAATTCAGACAAGCGGTGGCGCTGAGGTTCCTTTAACTCATGGGCTTCGACTGCTTGACCTTATTGAAACTAAAAAAGCGAAGCAAGGTGATCGAGTTGGGCATTTCACTCTAGATAACTATGATGGTAAATTTGTCAAAATTGGATGCCATAAGATTGAAATTGAAGAGGCTAGAAATGTTTTAAGTCCTTATAGAAATAAAGCCTTGAGTATTGTTAAGGAGGTTAACTAATGAGCAAACACACTAAAGGACCTTGGACGATGACTGCTAATTTCCACCAAAATGGAGACATTGTGGTGTCTGATCAAGCTAAAGAACATGAAGGAACTAGCATCGCTAGAATAGCTAATTTCAATTATTGGGATGAGGCTGAGGCAAACGCCCACCTTATAGCCGCTGCACCAGAAATGTATGATTTATTAGAGCTTTTGGAGTTTGAGGGTAGTTTACATAAGAGACATTTAGAGATGGTTCGATATGTTTTGGATAAAGCAAAGGGCAAGTCATGAAATACCTATCCATCCTTTCACTACTATTCTTAACCTCATGTGCTGATAAGGAGGGGGATATTGAATTCCCTTCCTGCTACGACTATGCAGACCCATGGCCTAACGATAATATTGAAATATACCCAGCAAGAAACCCTCTAATATATGGAGAATTCAGGCCTTTATGTAAGTTTGGAGAGTCTCGATGCGAAGTTGAGACCATTGGAGAGAAGCATCTTAATTTTTATTGTGAATAGTCCTATAAATCTTCTAACTCAATTATTTCAGGTTGCTGGAATAATTGAGGGGTTTCTTTTACAGTATCAATCCTTTTTGCCTCAGTTTTTAAGGGAGTAGTCTTTATGGATTCAGTAACGTCCTTCTCATCTTTTGAAATAATGCCTGTATCTATAACTATGGTAACAGGAGCAGACCCATTTCCTGATTTATTTTCATATAAGGACTCAAATGTATTTTGGAGTTTAAATATAACAGCATTAGCCTTGGCTCGGTCTGCTTTGCCCGTCGCTGTATCATTTAAGACTTTCTCCCAATACCTTAAAGCAAGGCCATACCCCACTTTTTTGGCATGGAGCCACTCTTCATGGTCTTTTTCCCATCGCTCCAAAGTTTCAAGTGTGACACCCAGACCCCCTGCTACAGCTTCATATGTGTGCCCATTTTCCATCATTTCCACTAAAAGACCTCGATATATAGACCGATACTCAGCTTGGCTATCTAGACCAAGTCGCTCCACTTCTCTTTCCATCATGTCTATGTCTTCTAAATCAAAACGTCTCAATCAGAGCTCCTTAAGGACTTTACTGAGTTCCTTCTTTTTATCGTGGCATGGAATACATAAAATAATCAATCCTTCTGGACTTACTCTCAATCGCTCAATCCAAGTATCCCAGCCCACTTCCTTAATAGAACCACAAGCTATTATATGGTCCACTTCTGGATGGACTGTATTTTTGCCACACTTTTCGCATTTATACACTTTTTTGGAGACTCGACCAATTTTCTCTTTGTCTCCTGTCTCGGCCCGAAGTAGGGCTTCACTACGTTCTTTTGAATACATCCAGACTCGCCTAAGAGCATTTCGCAAGTCTGTATCAGATATTTGCTTTTTAGATGTCTTTTTTCTCATAAATTCAATAAAGGAGTTTTAACCATGACAGTCAATACCTATCTAGCATCCTATAAGATGACCATTAAAAGATTCTCTCTCAATTGTCAGATACCCCTTTCCATGGCCAAAAAAGCGGCTAAAGGGCATTTAGATGACCAAATGATAGCTGATAAGATCTACTCAATGACTGGAGGACTCATCCTCCCCGAAGAAATGTGTTTTGATTTAGAACGAGAAGATGGCTCTCCAGTGCTTCACTCCCCTGTCAGATCCAGTGAAGGGCAAAATAATGTCTATTTCCTCCCAGCACAATACGATATGACACCAAAAGAAAGAACTGCTTTTCAACTCTGTCTCTTTACCTTGGATATGAAGACATTAAGGTCAGTCATCACTTTCTTGAGAGTGGATAGGACTTCAATACGAAAAACAGCCTATTCTCTCGATGTCAGCATTAGTTCTGTTCAAACTTGGTACAAAGAAGGAGCTACTGAATTCCAAAAAGCTCTTGATAAAGTAACAGCCGAAACACAGCCCATGTTCATAGAAAGAAAGCCAACAAGAGCCATTCCTGAAGGACCCCAAGAAAATGACAATGACGCGCTAGATGATCTATGAATTCTCTTGTCAGACAATATTTTATCGGGCAAAATACCGGACACACCCAAGGGCGATAGCACCTTTACATATAGGAAAGAAAAGATGCGTGTGTGTGGCAGAAAATAAGAGGGCCCCGCTTAACGGACTCTGATTTTATGGTGGTTTTATGGATATTTCTAATTTTCGGGTGATTTATAATGTGGGATTTAAGAAATTTTCTCTTTATCGGAAGTGTTACTACTTCCATGAAGAGCGAAGAACTCTTCTATTGGGACCGAACCCTAGAAAATACTATAGTGATAGGGAACTAGGAGTGCAAGCAAAACCTGTTATTTTTTGCAAAGAAAAGCATGAAGATTGGCTCTTTCTGCCCCATGAGCATGGGAGGCTGGGTATCTTTCCAGAGCCTGTCGTTTATATGAATTTAGCGCAATGCGCGATAATTTAGGTATTGCATTCCAAAAAAGTTGTAGATATATCAACAACACTTCTTGAATTTAGGAAAACGCTCTTCCTGTCCCCTAGACTAGTTGAGTGTTGCCCTAAGTTCAAGGGGCGGGCAACGACGATAGCACATTGTAGAGGGGGATTTTGTGGCAGAAGAGCCATTTCAGTACACCATTGTCAAAAAACACCTAAAGAAATTCATAGAAGAGCATATTTCTGTAAAAGACTTCACAATGTCTGGAGCGGGTTGGGTAAAATTTAGAGGCCCCCTCATAACAACTGTCCAAAGATCTCTCAGACTCGACACCAAAAATGCCCTAAAAACAAAACTTTTATCAGTATTTAAGGAAAAAGACCTTGAAGCTGAGTTTTTACTTTTTGCCAAAAACCACCCCGACTATTTAGAAAACACACTCCCCGAAATGTGGGAGCAGAGAAGAGCAGAGAAAAAAGAAGAGCTCAATATTCCAGAAGATAGGGTTGTTCTTATAGATGTCACACATACAGGAAAAACCAACTATTTATATGATGAAAAACAAGACCTTCTCCACCTTACTGTGGACCCATTCAATCCTGTACTAAAAGAAATGTCCTCAGAGCTTCAAAAAAAGGGCGTGGAGTTTGTGTTTAAGCCCCTAAAACAGGGACCCCGAGTCTGGGAGCATGAAATTGAGGGCCTCTATTACTTCAATCTCTACTCCCCTCCAATCTGGCAAAAAGAGCATTTCCCCCCAAACCCCTATAAAGAGCCAAAACTTTTTATTGAATTTATGGAGCAACTCTTTCCCGACAATAAAAGTAGAGACGGGGTTTATCGGTGGATGTATCGCGCTTTATGGGGAAGAAATCAGACTGCTTTAATGCTTTTTGGGGTAAAAGGAACAGGAAAATCCATACTTTCTCAAATAATGAAGGCTTTCACGCGCCCAGAATATGCCAACAATGCCCCCGACTCTGTATTTTCGAGCAATTTTAACAGCATTTTAGGGAAATCTCGCATTTTGATAGCTGAAGAAGCCATTGTTAGAGGTCAGGGCCACAATAAATTGAAAAATTGGCTCAATGGTGAGGCGAATATCGAAAGAAAGGGTATTGATGCCGACCGAACGACTCAAATATACCCCAATATTGTCATTACTAGTAATAATCTCCACGATATGTATCTTGAGAGTGATGACAGAAGGTTTTCGGTCCCCGATATTCGGCAAGAGAGGATGGATCTCAAATCCTGGACTCCAAAGAAAATAGAAAAATTCTTAAAAGATTGTCGCCACGATAGCCCCTATATGGCTCATGTGGCTTCTTATCTCCACGAAAAATACAAAAATGCAGAGGATTTTGAGCAAATAAGGGACACAAGGACATTCAATGATATTGTCACAGCCTCTCTTTCTGAATGGCGTAGAGCCATTGTGGAGGCCTGTGAAAAGTGTACTGAAAACGAATTGGATCTCACTCGAATGAAGAGAGACTTTAAAGAGGATCGTATTGAGAATTGGCCAAGAACTTGGACCCCCGTGGAGAGTTTTATATCCTCTTTTGTCTATAAAAATACCTGTTTATTGGGGTTTATAGAGGACAGGGGGAAGCAAAAATTCCTAGTTTTTAGTAAAGAATTCAAGAAAATCAATAATATAGGGAAATCTACTTCAAAAGTTGAGGAAGAAGAAGTGGAGGACTTTTTAATAGATGACACAATGGAGGACTTATGAATAAATTAGGACAAAGAGATAGTATGACCTGGCAGACTTTCCAATCCATGCTTCAAGGTGGGGCGAAAAGGCATACAGACAAAGGCTATCAAGATGTCATTTCCGATGCATATAGAGCTACAGACCAATTTATGGCTGAAACTATGGCTGAAAAAGAAAGAAAAGACGCTGAAACGAAGAAAAAGTTTGAAGAACAGAGAAGCATAGAAGAAGACCTATACTAGTTTCTTGACTTAAGTGAAGAGAAATGTTATAAAAGTGTAGTAATAATTGGAGTAGATTATGGCAATGACACATAAAGCAGGGGACTCCTGTCCCTACTGTTTCAGACAAATGACCCAAGAAATAATTGACCTAAAACGAGCAAAAGGTCGCCAAAGCCTAAAAGAGGCCTTCAAATTGCGGGGGCCTCATTGCCCCTATGCTGGAGTTGACCGACAAATTTGGGAGCTCTCTAGACTAGAAGGCGATTCTGTTTTCGACATTGCCCTGAAACTCAATGTTCCTGAGAAATACGTCTTGGGGATGACTCAATTGATGGATGAAAGGGGCCACTAATGTGGGGACCAAGTTTTGATGTAGCTATAAATTTGATATGGGTTTTTGTTTTTATGCCTGTGGCTTTAAAACTTTTATGGGAGATGGGGAAATGAAAATTGAAATACCAGAAACCCTAGAGATTCAACGAGATATCATAAATGAACTCACTGTGGAGTTAGGGGATTTAAGTAAAAGGTATAGCGAGTCTCAAGACACAATTCAAAGCCAATTTAATGAAAATAAAGCTTTACGAGAATCATTTAGTAGATTTCACAGAGAAATGCGAGACCCTCCTGTAGTTATGACTGAGGATGCAAAAGCTGAGTTCGATAAATTAGTTGAAGGACTTCAGGCAATGAGTTTTTGGAGTAAATTAAAGTTTTTATTTTTAAGAGGTGAGTTGTGAGCCTTATTAAAAAATGGAAAACCAAAGAGGGCTATTTTGCTGTCATTCTTGAGATGGACTCAACATTTCCAAAAAGTTGGCTCAATGGGTATGTGGGGGTGCCCATGACTCATAAGTCGGTCACTCAGAGTCTTTTTATCCCTAAAGAAAAAACAAGAGAAGAGATCATTGAGGATATTAAAGAGAATGAGTATGACCTCTATAGGCTAAGTCAATATATAGAAGTATACGATGGCCTTTCTTATGGAAGTCGAAAATTAAGATGTGTTTATGTACCAAATACATTTTGGCATGGCTTTACTTGTAATGAATTTAGAGAAGAGGACTATAAAGATGAAGCCTTTGTTACAAAAGAATGTGAGAAACTCTCTCGCCAACTTTATGAATTAGATTTAAGGGAGTTTGAATAATGAAATTAGAAATAGCAGAAAAATGGGTCAAAGCCCTGAGAAGTGAAGAGTATAGCCAAACAAAAAGGGCCTAGAGATTAAGAAAAATGAGAAAAGGCTTAAACGTATTAAAGATCTTGAAAAGGAACTTAAATCTTTAGACAACCCAGAAAGTAGGTCGTGAATGAAAGAACTTGAACGAATCAAAGCGTACATCGAGAAGGCGACTGATGGGCCTTGGGAATACACTTATAATGAGCCCTATACACCAAGCCTTGTTTTTAAAATTACTCACGAAAGGCGAGTTCCTGGAGTAGATTTTTTTGAGGACGATGCTCCGGTTAGAGATTACAACGCTGAAGCTAAAAAGAACCATGTTTTCATAGCCCAATCCCGAACCGACCTGCCAAAAGTTGTCGAGGCGTTGGAGGGCGTACTTAAATGGCTCGAAGTTTGTGAACTAGCTTTATCAAATCCAAGTCATATAAGAGAAGCGGCTAAAGATCAAAAAGAGAGAATCCAATCCATCCTAGGAGGCAGTGATGAGTGAGCCGAGAGAAGTATATGCTTTGATTTATGGAGAAAAATCACACTATCAAGACTTATATAATGATAATCTTAAATTTCTACAAAGCATCCAAAGAGAAAAAGATGAGTTAGTCACGTTCATCGAGAAGTCTGCTTATGATGAGTTGAAAGAAAAATTTGATAGAGCCTGTCACTTAGCCTTAGAGAGAAAACATAGAGCGCAAAAGTATAAAGACCAAGCCGACAAGCTGGCCGAGGCTTTAAGGAAAGTTAATTTATTTGCGGAGGCATTGTGGTGGAAAATGACCCCAGAGCAGAGAGAGTATTTAACTGACAGAAATTTAAAACATGGACAACAAGCACTAGCCGAGTACCGAGGGGAGGCCGAGAGTGAGAGTAAGATTATTTCGAACTGGTGAAGAAAGAAAACAGTTTTTAAGGAGTAAAACAGGCACCTTCTATCCATTTCTTTGGTTCCCTAAATTAATTCAGGGTCGATTTGTATGGCTTGAAAGAGTTGAGAAGACAGTTAGAGTTTCAACTTATGGGCGAAGAGTTTATTTAGTTTCAGAATACCAATTAATAACCAAGGAGGCCGAGAGTGAGTGACTTTGAGAAAGCTAGGGATAAAGCTGCCAAGTTTGGTGAATACAAAGGTGATGTTTGGCCGAGAGCTGGTTCCGAAATGTTTCATTTTAAAGAAGGAGCAGACTGGGCTTACCAGTGGTGCCAGGAAAGAAACTCTGCACTAAGAAATGAGTTTCAGTCTGTTTTAAAGAGATATGTAAAAATGAGCGATGAGAATGAAGCCCTCGAAGCAGAGAACGCGAAGTTGAGGGACGCCCTTGAACTTTATGCAGAGCCAGCAAACTGGATTGAAAGGGACGGAGACAGTCATTTTAATGCCTATCTGAATGACGATGAAGAATCAGAAGGACAAGGCTATATTGGGGGACACTTAGCAAGGAAAGCCCTCGCAGAAACTTCCCACGACCATGCGAAAAATACTTAATTTTTAAACACAATTGAGCAGAGTGAGCAAATTCACAAGAACATAGGAAAGAAAAATGTTTTTTAAAGCAGATGATTTTGTAAAATACCTAAAAACAAGAGATGAAGCTGCTTGGATAGCTCAAGTGGCTAACGAAATTTGTTACGACAATGGCAAGAGATTGAGAGGGCAAGTTCTAGAAGGAAATATCTATGTTGATTTCACTTCTGAAGCAAAGCCTCATGATACCCATGCCGCTTATGTTTTATTAGAGGGAGAATTGGGGCGAGAGAATCCACATCCAGAGCACACTTACATCAAAAGATCGACTCCAGAACAACAAAAGAAAATGGAATATGTAAATAGGAGAAGAGAGAGTGAGTAACGATGAAATACAGAAGTTTACACAAGATATCAGAAGCGGAGCTACAGAAAAAGAAAGAGTTGTTGTCAATCAGGGACAGGAAGCTCCAAGACAAGCTCAACCCCCAGTTGGAGAAACTGTTAGCCAGGAGACAAAGGGATCATTTAATTATAATTGGATTACTATCCCTCTCAGCATTGGCTTTGGCTATTTGCTTTATCTCCTTTTTAATAGCCCTGATCCAAAACTAGAAATTGAGAAGCACAAGACAACAATACTCGGCTGGGTCCAAGAGATGGTTGAAAGTGATTTACCACCCGAAGTTAGGCAGTTTTATAAAGCAGAGCTCAAGCCAGGGCAAACTATGATTATGTATTGGCAGAGAAATGGCGATGGCCCTACAAGGGAAATCATAGAGTTTAAGCCAGAACACAATGAGGATATTGAGAAGATCCTACAATTAAGGAAGAAAAATTGAAGTTTTGCTATATAGATTTTGAGTATAATAAGCCAAGTGATAAAGACCCCAATATGGTTTCTTGCGCTTTAAAACTATCAAATCAAGAAGATATTCATAGTTTTTGGCTATTAGATAGTCCTGTTAGTAAGGGAATACTCCATACTCTATTATATAAAATAAAAGATACCCATGTCATTGTCTGCTTCAACGCTATAGCTGAAGGTCGTTGTTTTCTTGCGCTTGGCCTGGATGTCAGGGATTTCACTTGGATTGACCTCTACTGTGAGTGGAAGATGCTTACAAACCATTGCCATAAATTTCAATATGGAAGGCAACTCATTAAGGGGAAAGAAGTTTTCACTAAACCACCTAAAAATAAGTGGGATAGAACAGAAGAAGATAATGAGGCCATTTCTTCCTCTAAAGCAGAGCACAATTTAGGGTCTGCAGTTTTTAAACTACTTAATAAAAGAATTGATAATGAGAGAAAAAATAGAGTTAGGCACGTTATCATTTCGGGGGATTTAGACCTCATAGAAGAACACAGAGATGAAATTATAGAGTATAATGAATCAGATATTGAACATCTCCCCAAACTATTAAATCAAGTACAAAAAGCCTATAAATTTCTATTTAAGAACAATAGAGAGATCCTTAAGGGGATGAAAAGCGAAATGCTATTTAGAGGTGATTACAGTGCTCGGACTGCAATCATAGAACGGCTGGGGCAACCAATTGACTACGACAGGCTTAAGAATCTCTCTTCTAATGTTAATAACATTCTTATGGAGTGCCAAAGAGATATCAACAAACAATTTCCTGATTTAAAACCTTTTAAATTCAATAAAAGAGAGATGCGGTTTAATTGGAAGCAAAAAGACACTAAAGAATATCTCGAAAAAAACCTCACTCGGTCTCAATTAGAGGGTTGGTTGAAGACTGACAGTGGTGCCATGTCTTTGAAATTAGATGCTTTTACTAAGTATTTTGATTTCAAACATGAATACCCAGAAGGAAATTTTGGAGCACAAATGGTGCGTTTTTTGAAATTGAGACAATCTCTCAATGGATTTAGCCCTGCGTCCAAAAACTCCTTCTGGGATACCGTGGGGACGGATAAGAGAAGTAGACCATTTCTTAATATATATGGAAGCCAAGCCGGACGAAACCAGCCTAAAGCCACAGGATTTCTATTCTTAAAGCCAGCCTGGATGAGAAGCCTCATGGTCCCAAGTCCAGGCAATTGTGTTATAGGGATTGACTATGGATCACAAGAATTTCTTTTAGGTGGTCTGCTTTCTGGAGATAGGGAAATGATTGATGCCTATCATTCGGGAGATCCTTACCTTTATTTTGGCAAAAAATATGAAGCTATTCCTCAAACTGGGACTAAACAATCTCACCCTGTTGAGCGATATGAGATGAAACAAACAGTGTTATCCATTCAATATAAAATGGGTGCTATAGGATTGGCTAATTCTCTCTCCCAAAAAGGGAATAGAGAGTACACTAAAGAAGAAGCTCAAGATTTTATTGATGGTTTCAACTCTATTTTCCATAAATATGCTGAATGGTGTGAAGACATTAGATATACCTATGAAGTCGAAGAGTTTATAAAACTCCCCTGTGGTTGGGTTATGTTTGGGGACAATGATAATTTTAGATCTATCATGAATATGCCCGTCCAAGGAACAGCTTCAACAATATTAAGATATGCCATCAGAAATGCTCAGGATAGAAAATTAGCTGTCATCCAATCACTACATGATGCTTTATATACTGAAGCACCTATCAATAATTGGGAATACCATGTAGACCAATTATATATAGCTATGGACGAAGCTTTTAGAGAAGTTTTTAAAGATGACGAAAATCTTGATTACGCAAATTGTCGAATGGATGCAGATGTTTGGTCCCCCGAAATGGAAGAAGGGAAAGGCAAAACCCCCCTGGGCGTGAGCTACAAAATTCAAAAAATGTATGTTGACGAAAGAGCCACAAATGAATTTGAAAGATTTGGTAAATATTTAAACAAAGATATGAGTGTCTTGGAAGACCTCTAACAAAAAGGAGAAAAAGTGAGTGTATTTAAAACGAAGAAAAAAATAGGTGGAGTTGAGTTCTTCAAAAAATGGGATGAGTGGACTGAAGGAGATACTCTTTATGTAAAGTTTAGAGAATTAAAACAAAACAAATTTAAAAAAGACGTTTTTATCTGTGAGATTGTAAATGTTGATAATATGTCAGACCCCACTTTCACAGCCCCTAAAAATGGAGAGCCGAAAGATATGGAAGTTGGGGATAAAATTGCCCTTACAGCCAATGGAAATCTAGGCTATTTACTCCATAAAGGGATCGAAGAAGAAGGCAAAGAAGCTATTTTCGCTGTTGCTGTATCAGGAACTACCGAGCTTCCAGACTCTCATGAATATGCTGGGACTGAAGTTTTTGAGTTCGATGTCCAAGTTGTTGAATATGATGGAGCCGAGGAAGAAGACGATAATGACGACCTCTAAAAAGAAATTAAAATCCGTTCGGGATGTGAAGGATAAGAAAGAAGAGAAAGTGGAGCCTATAAAAGACGGGCTCTACTTTGATATGCCTAACAAGGTTTACCATCATCAATTTGATTTTAAAGATCATTATATCTCTTCTTCTCAAGGAAAGGCATTGATACAAAGTCCCAACTTTTTCTATAGGAAGTATATTTCTAAAGAACTTCCTGGGGAAGAGATGGGACCACACCTTGATGTTGGCACAGCCCTTCACACTTTAGTTCTCGAGCCACATCTTTGGGATGAAGACATTGCCATATTTACTGGAGCTAAACGCTACGGGAAAACTTGGGATGAGTTTAAAGAAGAGCACAAGGAAAAGGCTATAATAACTAAGAAAGAAGAAGCTCTTGTGAGACTTCTTGCTAAGTTTATTAAGCAAAATCCAGCTGCTATGAATTACCTCTCTAAAGAGGGCTGGAATGAGGCTTCACTTTTCATAACACTTTATTCTGATGGCAAAACTATCTATACAAAAACGAGGACAGATCATTATTCTGCCCTTAATAAAGATGGCTGGGCTGATGGAATTTCTAAAGATGTTGATGAGAGTAAGCTAATCCCCCTTAAAGTTAAAATGCGGTTTGACCAATTTAGTGAAGATGGGGATTTAATTGATATTAAATCAACATCGGATAACCCTGAAGATAAATGGGCCATTCAGAATATTGAAAAACGCTATAGTTACTCATTTTCTGCAGCTTGGTATCATGTGATTTTGGACGCTTATATTGGATGGATGTCAGATATAGATATGCCAAGACCTGGCAATTTCTATTGGGTTTACGCATCTAAAACCTACTATAACACTCAAGTCTATCGTTGCTCTCAAAGAGCTATGGCAGCGGGTAGGGCTAAAGTTATAGAAGCTCTTTTAAGACTCACTGAAGGTATTACTACAAATTGGGAGACCGAAGAAAGTGCAGTACAGGTTTGGGATATTGATGACAAAACAGCGAAGTGGCATGGAGTTGAAGGCTTATCAGTAGATGAAAAGCCAGAAATTTACAAGTCTGGACCTGTCGAAGAAAATAATGATTTAGAAGATAACGATTTAGATGATTTATAGGAGGAAAAGTGAAAATCATTGAAATTAAATTAGAGAAAAAAATATCAGGAACTATCAATGGACTAAAAAACGAGTATGATAATGAATTAGTATCAGCTGTTGCTATGGTTGAAGAAGGCGAACACGTTGAGAAGGCAATGGCCAATTTGAGATCTTTTGTGGAGAGTTCCCTTGGCATATCAGAGTCAAAATCTACAATGGTTACAGAGAAGACTGAAGTCTCTGAACCGAAGGAAGATGAAAAGCCAGCATCAAAGAAAAAGGCAAGCCCTAAGAAAGCTACTAGCAAGAAGAAGACAGCTGCAAAGCCGAAGGCAAAGAAGGCAGTAGCGTATGACAATACTGATGATAATCACAAAGTCATATATTCTGAGTTAGCAGACAAGCATTTCACTGAGAAGTGGAGAGCTAAGGGCTCTGACTTACGAAAGCAAATTGCTGGAGTATCTAAAGAGTTAGTCGGGGAAGCTATGTTCTCGGGCGATGCTGAAGAGTGCACTGTCGAAACTATATTAGAATCATTTGAAGCGAAATTTTTGGAGTTAGCTCCAGAGCCGGATGATCTATAAATAAAAAAGCCAGCCCCGAATTAGGCTGGCTAGCACAACACAACAACCAAATGGTTAAATAATGTGGAGTATTTATATGACGAAAATAATAGCCATATCAATAAGTTTTTTTGCAATACTCTCTTTTTCTTTTTCTATGGGCTGGTTCTCTGGCCGTAAGAATTTGGAAGAGAAGTATATGTTTGGGTTTGAGTTTGAACTTTATGACCCAGACAATAGGAATGTCTGTATAAACCAAGGTCACAATTATAAAGTAGAGGGTTGGTATTCTGGAAAGAATGGGGATCAACTGGAAGTATGGGTTGAAAGATTTGAAGGTGCTCCCACGGGGGCTCCGCGCCATAAGTGGCAGACCAGAAGATCTTATAGTTATTTCTTTAATGAAGAAGCCCACACTAAACACTTATTTGGAGACAAGTAGTGTTTGATAAATATCTGAATTGTACATTAGACCCCTACCAAGTTACGGGAGCCAGTCTTGCCTATAGAGAAAAATATTTCTTTATAGGGGATGATATGGGTCTGGGGAAGACAGTGCAAGCCTTAGCAGTAATAGCAAGAGATGGAGGGCGCACCTTATTTGTCACTCCCCCACATCTTCGCACTAACTGGGAGCAAGAAATCCTTCTCCATATGAAAAATGTGCCGAGCTACCATATTGTTAAGAAAAAGCAGGATATTAATAAGTATAATGGAGAGCACTTCCTTATTATCTCTAATCAAATGATAGAGAAGATAGACCCCAAAGTGTTAAAGACCTTTGATAATTGTGTTGTGGATGAAGCCCACGCTTTCAAAAATCCCGACTCCCAAAGGACTGAAGCATTTGCCCAGTATGTTGAGCAGTGCCGACCTAATCGCCTTCTCATGTTGTCGGGGACAGCTATTAAAAACAGGGTCACTGAGTTTTTCTCCCTACTCTACATACTATCAATGAATAAAAATGCTTGTGCTTGGAACAGGAAATATTCTGTCAGAAGAGACTTCCCCTCTAAGTGGGATTTTAACAAAAAATTCTCTCATGAAGTGCAGATAAAAATAAGACGTAGGATGATTACAAAATATGAGGGGTTGAAGAATCTAAAACTTCTCAAGAAATACATGAAACATAGATATATAAGGCGTGATGAAACTCAACAAAATCTCCCTGATTTAATTGAGATGAATCACTTCATTGATGGGTACAAGGATGATCCCTCTCTCCAGACAATTTGGGAAGCCCTACTCCAGGGAAGACAAAACGACATACTAGCCAAGGTCCGATCTGCATCTGTAAAAGCCAAAGCAACAATAGAATATGTCAAAGGCATCAGTGAGAATGGCTCCCAAATTGTCGTTTTTACAGACCATAAAGAGTCTGCAGAAACAATTGCCGATGGGCTTAAAGTTCCTTTCATCCACTCTGGAACTTCTATGAAAGCCAGGGACCAAATCAAAAAAGATTTTATTGCAGGAAATATACAATATTTCGTAGCCACAATAGGCACCATGTCAGAGGGCGTGACATTAATTAATGCCAATGATGTAGTGTTTAACGACCTTTCCTGGGTGCCAGCTAGTAATAGACAGGCTAAGAAAAGGATTCATAGAAGGGGTCAGACAAAGACTTGTAGAGTTCATTATGTTTGGGGATCTTATCAGGATAACCAAATAGGTAAATTATTAAGAAGCAAAGAGAGTGTACTAAGGGAGGTACTGTGAAAGAGAAAATAGAAGAACATTTGCAAAATATAGAGGGGTCTATGGGCGGCATTAGAGAAATATTGATGAGCGAAGAATTTGCTAAGTCTGTTGGAGAAAAAGAAGAAGACACCCCTGTCTTAAAGAAACCTTTGGGAAGAGTGGCTTTAGTTGTTGGACACACTTACATAAGTAAGGGAGCTTTTTCCCCAATACTTGGTTCTGAGTATGATTATAATGCTAAAGTTTTAGGCCCTGCTATCGTTAGAACACTAGATGATTTAGGAATTAAAGGTGGAATTTTCTATAGAGATCAAGGCGGGTATAAAGGGGCCTATGATGCGTTAAATTCTTGGGGAGCTGACATAGTTATTGAGCTTCACTTCAATGCCTTTAATGGGAAAGCATCTGGAGCGGAGATACTACTCGCTACTGACAAAGATCGTCCTGGTCTTCATGAAAAGGAGCTAGCTATAAACATGGTTGCTATGATTTCTGATGTTTTAAATATCCCAAATAGAGGTTTGAAATATAGGCCTTCTAGTAAAAGAGAGCGGGGCTGGCATTTAGTGAACCAGACTCACACCATACCGAGCATACTTATTGAGCCTTTCTTTGGGGATAATGAAGATGATGCTAAAAGCGCCCGTGTAAACATTGTTTCACTAGCAGCTGCTATTGCGCTCCCCTGTAAAACTTTGTTAGAGGGTGGATATGAGTAAGCGTAAGACAGGGGGCAAGCGAGGAAGTGTTATAGAGCTATCTAAAAAAAGAAAGACAGCCCCTATAAAGAAAGAAGATTTCACTGTCCCTCGTTTGGTTGATATCACCCAAAAGACAGAAGATACTTCTATTGTCCACACAACGACAAACATAGAAGAGTCTAAGAAAGCCGTGGAATTTATTCGGAAGGCTTTCCAAAACAAAAACATGGTTCTATCAGGAGAGACAGAAAGGATGGGCTATGTCGCTGACTTTGCCCACTTTGATTTTATGATAGACCCAAACAACTTAACGAACGATGACATCCTCAGAATTAAAGCTGCTAAGAATGATTTAGAAGTTTTAACAGTATTCTGGGGTTTGTTGTGGCCCTATATTGATAAATTGCTAAAGAGCTATGAAGTAATGGAGCAAGGGTTTGAGCATATCCAAAATGAGAACATTGATGTGGAGAAAAACTATGCCCAGCAATCTCTTATTTTAAGGATATATAAACAGTTTATGGAGAATAACAATGACGCAAAATCAAAGTTCAATAGATTCTACAAAGAAGAAAAGAAAAAGTATGACAAGCTCGCCGAGGAAGCTGTCAAAAATTATCATGAGCAACGCAAATCTGAGCAAGAGAGCCAAGAAAGTAAGTAAGTATTTAGTTGCAGAGCTTGGCTTTTCTCCTACCGAAGGACTTGTCTTTGCCCTGAGAGCTGAAGGCTATAGTCTTATAGAGACCCAGAGAATGTTGGGGGTTTCTAACGGGGCATCAAAGTCCCACAGTTATAATGGGTTTATCAAATTGAAGAAGATGAATTTCTTCGATGGAGGGGATGTTAATATTGTACATTTCGTTTATTTAATGGCGGCAAAATTTCCCATAAAGGAGAGTAAAAAATGAGAAGGGTTGGAGTTATTATAAAAGATGAAGAAGATGGGCATTTGATCCAATGTGGCTATGAGGCTGAGTCCGAAGGCTTTGATTCTGATAGTATAGTATTTAAGAAACAAGAAGTTGAATTGAGAATATCGGGGAAAGACTTTACTAATATGCTCCTTATATTTCAGGGCAAGAAGCCAATTATAGAAGAGAAAAATAATGATGTATAAATTTAAAGAGAAAGTGAGGGTAAACCCTCGCTTTTTCGATGCTAGTTTTTATGGGGTTATTGAGGACACTGTTAAGCATACGGGAGAGACTCGTACTTACTATGTTCGCATCTACCAAGAGCCCGAAGAAGAAGACATGGAGCCTCAATTCATGAAGGCCATGTGGCTTAGTGAACACTCCATATTTAAACTTGATGGGGATAGGTTCGATAAAGATTTAGATGATCTTTAAATGGCTCAGCTTATCCCAGTTTCTAATTATCTCTTTTGCCATGTGATCTATCAAAGCATGGAGTTCATAGGGACCACTGTCTTGGTCCCTAATATGTTCCAACCCCAACTCGAATTCAACGGCATGGCCCATCTCATGGAATAGGATTTCAGCTATTCTTTGATTACTACAATCTGTACAGACCTCAATTATTTTACTAGCCCCATCACAAGTCCCATCAGCGGGCTTGCCATCAGAACAGAGAACCTCTTTTTTATACTCTATTTTATAGGTGGTTCCCTTTATGTTCAAACTTCTAGGCCACTTCATTGTACTCTCCACACAATATTGGAGTCCTAAATACCATTCCTAATTTAGGATTGTTTATAAATAGGGCTTGTTGTGGAGGTTCAAATGGGAAGTTTAATCCATTTGCAAACTCATCATACCCTTTTATAGATCCGTTAACTATTAGGTTGTTTGTGTGGATGTATTGATGGAAGTGCCCAAGCATCATTATGTCAAATGACTGGCCAATTCCTGCCTGTTTCTTTTGCTTCTTATGGTAGCCAAGGTGGAGTGGAGTCATTATCCCGCTGATGCCATTCCCACCACGGAATTGATCTCCATGAGTTAGGAGGAACGTCTTTTCATAGATGTTGAATATAGCGTCCGGTGCATCTGGTATCTGAAATTCCACTTCTTCATTGCTTTGGAAGTGTTTTGCAAGAAGCTGGTAAATAAGCCACTCGAAGTTGTGCCTAACCTTGCCCTTAAAGCGGGGTTTCTTGTGCTGTCTCCCATGATTACCAACCACACAAGGCACAAAAACTCTACCAAATCTCCTATGAAGAGCTTCAATTCCTTCAGCCAAGAGTGCTGTGAGTTTGAGAATTGATTCATTTATACACCCATCATTTGTTTCTGCCAGCTCATCATGAATTGTGCCGCTTAAAAGGTCTCCACCCAAAGCACAAACAATCCCATCATACTCTGGCTCTGCTACGAAATTATAGAGGACATCAATAGATCTTTCAAAAGTATGTCTTATTCTTTTTGTAGCAATTTCCCTATTGAACTTATTGACAAAGTTTATCTCTTCTTCAGCAACGACTTCATCAAAATGAATATCACTAAGAAATAATAAAGGGGTTCCGTGTAAAGCCTTGGAACGGGTGTCCTTTAGCCATTTGGGTTTGGCTTCAAAGGAAGCTCCACTCACTTCATGTATTATATTTCTTAGACTCTGGGAAGTAGCAGCTTCTCGCTCTGCTTCTTTTAACTGACTCTTTAGAGATTTTATTTGATCTTCTAATATGAGTAGTTTAGATTTCTCTTCAATCGGAATGGGCTCAACAGGGGCTGCAGTCTGACTTGGAATACTTTTAACAAGCTCTCCCCTAGAGACCTTTTTAAATACTTCTGACTGACTTAATCCTGTTACCGCTCTGATTTTTGCATTTATAGAACTAGGCGACCTACTTAGTTCGTTTTGGAGCTGGTAGAGGGCATCAGAGAGAGTATCACAACTTTGAAAAACTTCGATGACCCTCGCCCACTCCTTTTCATCCCATGACTTTTTCATGGCCCTCCCTTTTTAAACCTGTCCACAGCTTCGAGCGCATCGTCTATTGTTAAAAACAGATCATCCAAAGCTCCCAGAGTTTGTTTACATTTGTTTGTATTACATATATTAACGAAAGATTTTCGCACTTTTCTGTAGTCTTCAGGCATGAGAACTATTCCTCTCATACGTATTTCATCCCATTGTTCTTTAGGTATTCTTTTTCTTTGTTGAGATATGGTAGACACTGCATAGCCATCGCCACTTGCAGGGAGAGTTATATGGGCATAGAAATCTGGGACATTAACTGTCGCGCAGCTTACCGAAAATAGCAAAATTATCAAACTTGCGAATAACTTCATTGTCTATATCCTTGACTTGTTCTGGGGTAAGCGGTCCTTCGCTCTCCCTTACTTTCTTTATAGCTTCATCAAAAGCTTTTTCAAAAGCAATCTGGTCCCAATAAGATGTTGTTTCTTCATGGAGCACATTGAGAACTATGAGACCTTTGTTGGCTAGGATGTTGAAAACATATTCTAGCACTTTTAAAAAGATACGACCTTGTAGGCCTTGGGTTACCCAAGAAATAGGAGAAGATGCCAAGGCTATAAAAACAGCCAAGGCACTTCTCTTCTTAATACCTACAAAGTCATATTTATTAGCCATGTATTTTTTCAATCTGACCT